TCACCGGACAACACTTTTTCCATGCGTTCCTGCGGGGGGACACTAAAAAATGCTTTAGCAGTTTTCATGGCAGTCAAATATGGTGAAGTGGTTTTAACCTGGTCAACCGCCACAGGGTTGATGTATGTACCGTCATCCTTTTTGGCGAACAGCTGTTTGTAAGATTCTTGTTTAAGTTGGTCGCCTGTCCAGCCCATGTTGACTGCGCTAGACAATAATTTGCCGTAAGACGAACTGTCCCAATCCAAGGTTCCGATAGCGGTTTTGATTTCAAAAGCTTTGTTGGATGACTGGACTTCTCGGAACCATGATGATGCACCGAACTCTGCTTGGAAACGTTCGTTGGTGTATTTGCTTTTAGGATTGATTGCTTTTTGGAATAGGTTGAAAACGTCACCGTATTTGGTGCGGTCAAGGTCGGTGAGCATCCACCCGTATTGTGGGTACTGGTTAACAAAGGTTTGTTCCCAATTAGCGTTAGCTGCGGCTTCAGCCTTATTGGTCGCCTGCCGAGCCTGGCGTTTCTTTTTGTTCTCGTCGGCAACACGCTTCTTTTCGGCAGCAGTTTTACCAGCAATAACAGATTTACGTGCAGCCTCTTTTGCGTCAATAGCCGCTTCAACAGAACGGGCTGAACCTACGTTTACGTCACTCATCGTGCCAATCCTTTAATCATTTGGTCCATAATCCCGCCAAAGTTTACTGCGTTTTGTACACGTACTTCTTCGCCAAATTTGCGTTCAATCATTTTTTCGGCAGCAACACCAGCATCAGGTGTTTGGGCAACAACCCCACCAGACTGCGTATCCATTTGCATTTGTTGCTGTATCTGTTGGTTTTGGAAAGACTGCACAAACTGTTCAGCAACATTGTCGTCAATGGCTCGACCCAACAAATCCTGGGAAGCTTTCTTAAACACGGCTTTAAGGTCAGCAGGGTTGGTTACCTGTCTAGGGGCTTTGCGTCCACCACCACCACCGCCAGCCTGCAAATAAGGGTTTACAGGGTTTTGGTCTTTGTAAAGATAAAGAGCTTTCTCGTAGTCAACGCCCATGATGTTTGCGTAATTAAGATAATCTTGGAACGCAGAAATATCAGAGTTGCTTATACCGTTACCGCGTTTTTGACCTTGATAACCACCACGCAAATACAGTTCCCGAAGAATCTCTTCACGTTTACGAGGGTCCATTGTCGTCAAAATGTATCGAGGCTGGGTAGTTAAATCGTAAGAACTTTCCGTAGCCATCCCTTCCGGCAAACCAGTGTTTGAAGAAGAAACGATAAGGGCTTCGTTCCTAAGTTTTTCTTCAATTTGAGCAGGAGTAAGTTCCCCCCCTGAAGTGCCACTAGCAGTAGTAGAACTAGCAGAAGTAGGCTGGCCCTGCTGTTCGGGAGTTAGCTTGCCTTTATATCCGCCATCAGAATTTTTGGTAAGTTTGACCGCTACAGGGGCCTTCCAACTTTTATCGGGTTGTCGAGTAAACGTGACTCCAGCAGCCAAATAGGTGTCGCCAGTTTTCCAGTCTTGACCATTCTGTTGATTTTTTGCAGGGATAGTAATTTCGCCAGCCATTTTTAATAATCCAATTCTTTAGACAAAACACGGTCATAGATACGTTTAAATTCAGGATACCTTGCAACGACAGAAGCAGCGGCTTCCTCTAAAGCTATTAAACTTCTTCGGTTACTCACAGCAGTTATACCGTTACCGGTTGAAGCAATCCTATCTAAAACAATTTTTCTGTAGTTAAAGTATTCACGCACACCTAAAGCAACAGGGTTGTTGTCCATGCTTTTTGAATAAGCGGCAGTACCCAAATCCTCTATTTGACCTTTAACTTTGTTCACATCAAAAGGCGCAAATTTGAAACCAGGATACTGTTTCTCTATTTTTGTTCGTTCTTCTTTCAAAGTTCTTTGTTGCGCAGCGTTAGGGTTGGGACCAGCTGCTTCTTTGAAACGCTTATATTGCGAATACCCAGCAGACCATTGGGCTTCTTCTAAAGCAATCGCATTAGGATTCTTTTCACGCTGACCCTTATTTATTTGGCGGGCATAAACTTGCCATTCAAAATCTGTGCCAACAGGAGCAAAATATCCGGCAACTTCACGGTACTTGTTTAAAAACGGTTCGTTATCTTGGCTCCATTGACTGAACTCTTTGGTGGCTTCCAAACCTTGAAAATTCAATTTAGTTTTTCTAGCAAGATACGGCCAAAACTGTTCACCGTAAACATCAAAAAGTTTTTGTGCAGAAGTATCGTAATCTTCTAACTGCCATCTTCGGAGGTCGGCAAGAACCTGACCAATGTAAACATCTGTGCCTTCAAGTTTTTTCAAAAACTCGGGTTTGGGACGAGAAGGACCCAAAAACTGTCCGGCTACACGCATCCACGCCAGATTCTTTCCTTTAGATTTAGCATCTTCTTGCAAACGCAACGCTTCATCAGCACGTACACCAGGGTCCTCGTTATCCAAATCGTATTCGCCTGATGTAGCTAATACTTGCAAAGTTTCAAAAACCGCGTTACCTAAAACGTTAATACTCTCTGAGTCGTTGCTAAGTATTTCTATTGTTTTTTTCAACCAAGAAGGAGTGGACAAACCTATAATATCTTTTGTTTCACCAAAAGGCATTAAGAAATCTCGTACGCCATCAAAATTTGTGTCATCAGGCAAAACCCATGAAGCGGCAACAGTAGCGTATGGTCCAAGTCCCGGACTGAATTTTAGACCTAAACCGGAACCAGCACTAAAATCAAAACCTTGCATAGCCCCAGATATGGGCGCGGTTAAAGAAGCATTTAACCCCGTTACGGCTTTTGCCGCAAGCCCGCTACCAGGGTAACTAAAAGACCATTCGCCTGTTGTTGGGTCAACAAAAAAGAATCCTCGACCATCATTGTCGGGGTCTCCTTCACGACCACCTTCAACAACAAGTTGTGTTTTACGCAACGAAGCAAGGTTAGGCAAAGGTATGCCACTAGCGGTAGGAATCGTGTACGACCTTGCGAGACCCTTATAGAACTCTGCATAAGCCGCAGCAAACGGGCTAACTACACGCGCGGCCTGCATGTAGTTGCTTGTGTTACTTGCATCATACAAAACTGTTTTCAACTCATCCAAGGCGTTGCCTTTAGCGTAAGCGTCAAGTTCTTCTAAAGTCGTTGTACCTTTAAGTTCCAACTTTCCCGCAGCAGCATCTTCTATTTTTTTCCAACGTTTAGGGCTATCCAAAAATTTTGCTGGGGTTGTTTTAGATTTTTTAGCGTTTTCTATAATATTGTTTCGCAATACTTTAACGTCGTCTAAAGACAATGATGTCAACAGTCTGTCAATAGCCATCTCGTAGTAGAACTGGCGGTACAACGGGGAACGGTCAAGATATCGTGAAGGTTTACCATATAGAAAACCAAAAACGCTGTCTGTGGCTTCATCAAATTGGGCATCAAATCTTTGAACCCTGTCGGCTGTTTGGCGAACCTCTAAAGGCATTTCTTGAGCAAGTTTTTCGTTATACAAAACAGATTCGTCAGACAAAAGTTTACGCAAATCCATTGTGTTCTCGCCGTCAGCAAAAGCGAAAGGTTTTACAACTGCTTCACCCGTAGCCTCGTTAAAAGAAACAACTCTTGCTTGACGCAACTTTTTGCTTTTCCCTGCTTGTGGGATAGAAACAACTTGACCAACATCTTTTAGTGACAAACCGATATTTCGAGCATCGGCAATGGTTTCGCTAGGAAGTTGACCTTGAGCAATAACGTTAAGCAAACGGCTATCCCCACCAGTTTGCATATCTACACGCTCGGTTATTTGTTTAATAAGCAACCGCAAGTTTTCTTCATTTTCTAAATCAACAGATTCGTTTATGCCAGTGTACCTGTTGTTTGCCTTGTCAAAAACTGGCCTGCCATTAATGTGGTAGTCCTGTTGGTCACGAAACCATTTTTGTCCCACAGGGTCAGTTCTAAGAAATTCAATGATTTCGTCCTCTTGCGCACCTGAAGCATATAGACGCGCTACCGCATCAGCGTTCAGTTTGCCTATCTCATCGCCGTGCGCTAAAACAATATCTTCAAGCCTTAAAGCTTCACCACGTTTAACGGTGTCAAAATAACCTAAACGTTTGCCACGACGCAACGCAACAGAAGGGTCACCGAACTGGCGGTAAAGGTTTGCTTCCAACGCTTGACGGTAAACCTGCATGTTTTCGGTAAGAGTTTTGTAACTGAAAACGTTCCCAACAATGTCGTACCCGCCCTTTTTGTGGGTGGCCCAAGCAATATAATCAATCGGGTGACGGAAAGCACCTTTAATATCGCGTGAAGATAACGCTATGCGCATCTGTGCTTCAGCAAGGTTGCGAATAGAATACCCACCCGTAGCAAGGATTAGTCTGCGGAAAAGTTTGTCTTGCGCCCATACAGCAGCAGAAAACGGCATACGAAGTTTTCCTGCTTCAGACAAAGCCTGCCAGTTAGCATCGGTGTAACCGCCTGCTTTAATATCTTTCAAAGCTCTACCACCCTTATTGCGGGTGATGATATTGAATTTTCCAGTCAACGCTTTAACCTGCGCAGGGTCCGGCATGTCAATAATTACCCTAGCCAACTCTGACTGGAGCATCGGCCCACCAAAAACGCCGTCAGTTAGTTTCTCGCCAGCAACATCAACAGAGTTATACAAACCACCATCAAAAGGTCTGCCGTCAGGGCCTAAAGCCCATTGTGACCTTAACATCATTTGCCGATAGAACTTTTCAAAAACTGCTTTAACAAGGGTTTCGTCAACACCGTTTTGGTGGACCATCACATCTTGAATTACTTTTTCCCATTTTTCTTTAAACGCTTTACGGGCAGTAGGTGTAGCAGTATCACCTGTCATTGCGTCTAATGCTTCGTCCAAAATCTGTCTACGACCAGGCATCCTCACCAATGTTTTAGTGCCATCTTCAGCAACCCTTGTTAACTCCCACGGATTCTCTGGGAGCAACGCTGCACGAGACCAGTTGTCTATAGCGTTCAAGGTGTCACGAACATCGGTTGGTGATTCGGAAGAAACGTCAACTATGCCGCGTCGTGCTTGTTTAGAGAAACCACGGACAACCTTTTGTCCACCAGGAATTGCCTCTAGTCCTTCAATAATTTTTGTTCGACGAGCATTGCTTAAAGCAAACTTTTTTACACCATCAACATTAGAGGTGCGTGTCAAACCGACACCAGGCAAACCTAAAACGTCAGCCAAAACTGCCTGTACATCTTGTTCTGTTTTAGCGTCACGCAAACGTTTAACAGTATCAGCGTAAACGTTTTTGTTTAAAAGGTTACGTACATCATCAGCAGTGTCGGCTTCAACTAGACGTTCAACAAGTCGTCTACCGCCACGTGTACCAAAAAAGTCGTTTGCTTTTGTAGCGTCAACAGTGTCACCCACAAGGCCAGCCAAAAGTCGTGCTTCACGCAGTTCTTCACCAGTCATTTTGGATAGCGGGATAATGACACCACGACCCTGCAAAGTGTCTGCTGTGCGACCTAAAGCTTTAACAATGTCACCAGCATCATCAGCTGCGGCTAAACCACTGAACGTGTTCCCTAAAAGTTTTGCGCCAGGGGCAATAGGAATTTTGACAGCAACAGCACCATCAATAACACCGGACATCAAGTTGTATGCGGTACTGTCCTCTTTGAACAATGCGCCTGCTAAACCGCGTCCGATAGTCCAAGCGTGGCCACCTTGAGTAAAACCACGGTATGCACCTGCCCGTAATGCTTGTTCTTTTCTTATGTTTTCTGAAACAAAATAACCAGAACCCTGATTTTCCCGATTATTTATAAGCGCCGCAAGTGTTGTTGAACCAAAAAAAGAACCTTCATCCAAACTTTTGTAGTCCCTTGAAGAAAGAACTACTTTGCCTTCACCATACTGTTTACCGTATTGGGTTCGCATAACGTTTTCAGGCAAGTTTTTTACGTCAGCAATAGCACCCCCAATTTCGGGAATTGCCCTAGCAACATCTGAAGCAACGTTTTGAGTTAACTCTAGTGCGGTGTCTAACGTAGCAAAAGTTGGTCGAGAAACAGCTTTGACAGTAGTAGCAAAAGCATCAGGCAAAGCAGCACTAGCAACAGTTCTGTTGATGTCAAAAACTTTTTTTGTGGCATCCCTAACAAAATCGGGGGTTACTGCACCGCCAACAGTTTTGATAGCGCCACCAACACTAGAGAACCAGTTGCCTTTAGGTTTACCGTTCATCTTGTCAGGGTCAGCGTTAGCAGCGTTAGCCGTTTCTTTAGCTACTTGCGCAACAACATCATCTGAAGCATTGTTTTTTGCTAAAGCCAACAACACGCCACCCTGCAACATAGGGTATTGGCGATACAACTCTGTAACACGGTCAGCTGTTTCTTTTCTAGCGTTCAAAAAAATCTTGTTAAAATTTTCTGCTTCACTACTTATACCGCGCAAGAGTGCTTGCTGTTCGCTAAAACTGAGTTTCGCTGTCACGTTAACCCTTGTCTGTTAAAACTGATATAAGGTTTTTCAAATCGTCGCTAGGGTACAACTGGTTCAACACAATAAGTTCCTGCAAAACAGGGTTACCGAACATCGGCGGTGCAGTAATTCCTGCTTGGAAAGCGTTAGGTCCAGGACCGACATTTGCACCAGCAGTAACAGGCTCATCAGGAGCAGTAGTGTCACGGTTGAAAGCACCCATAGAACCAGGAGCAACAACATTGCGTGGACGAGGAGCAGGAGCCGACGCAGGGGCAGCCATCGGTACGGCACGTTGCGCAGCCATCTGCTTACCAGCCTCACCATACGTCTGACCTTTAGCAGCAGTCACAGCCATCTTCTTGGCAGGGTTCTGCAAATCTGTTCTGTTCGAATACTGTTTAGCCATTTAACCCAACCTTGAAGCAAGACTCAAAACAGAACCAGCAGTACCAGGAGGAGCAGCAGCACCAGCACCACCACCCGCTTGCAACGCTTGCAACAAAGCCTGTGGATTAGGTGGGCCTGAAGGTGCGGCAGGTTGTTCAGCACCCATACCAGGCATCGCTAAACCAGGCATAGTTTCAGGAGAACCCTGCGGAGCCTGTGCAGCTTGTCGAGCCTGCGCACGTTTCTGTGCAGCCTGAATAGCCTCAGCCAAACCCATCTTGTTTGACTGCACTTGCATAGCAATATACGCCAAGTCATCGGGTTGGTAAGGGCCGTTAGGGTCAGCAGCTTGCGACTGGATGGACTGCAACAACGCAGCCTCAATACCTTCCGCAACAATACGGTCCTTCTCCAACTCAGGGTCAACAATCAACGGGTCGGATTCACGGGCAGTTTCTTTAGACATCAACCCTGTACCCAAACGCTGACCTAAACCAACGATAAGACTGTTAACGTCGCTACCAGAAGCAGAATAGGCAACATAATGGAAATCTGTTTCCCACAACTTGTTTGGCGTGTAGTCAACTATCCCACCTTTGCGTCCAGGGATATAAAAAGATTTAGGGCTATTCCCGTAATACGTTTTTTCTATCGCTATCGCAATTTTATCTTCCTCAACAAGACATGAAGCGAACGTGTCTTGTGCTTCTTGTACACGGAAATCAACTGTGGCAGACAACACGGATTCGCCACGGCGGCCTGTCCGAATGTTTGTTCCCGATTCGCCACCAAACTCGGCAGGGATAGCACCCTCTAAACGTTCCTGCCGCTCGATACGGTCTAACGCAACATCGGTTTTATAGCCAGGGTTTGTTTGCAACTGTTGAATGTCGCCACCTTTGACAACACCTAACTGTCCTGTTTTGCCGTCGGCAACCTGCAAGATTTCAGGGTTCTCACCTGGGCGTGACACCAAATATTCGTCAGGAAAAATGCCTCGCTCAATAGCGATTTCGGTGAGAGCTTGCAAACGTGCGCGGGTGTAATACATGCCCAATAGACCATCGAACTGTCCACGGGGTTTGTCTAGCGTGACACGGGAAGGCATAACCACCAACGGCATGCCTGTACGGTTAATCATGCGGGTTAGTTCTACTACACGCGCACCACTATAGCTTTGACCGGTTTGCGTATCACGGGCTTTCTCTGTCCCAAGAACGCAAGTAACTATCTCGTTGTCACAAACATATTCGAGGATAGTAAACATGTCATCCCACGAAGGGTTACCGACATTAAGTACACCGTCGATAGCGTAACCATAGTTTTGTGTTAACCAGCGGTACGTGCGGTTGTACGTGAAAATGCAGTTATCGGGTACAGGGTTGTCGAGGTCTGTGGATGGTGCAGCGAAAGTGTCTAACGGGTTGCGTAGATGCCATTCGGGTAGACGTTTATCAAAGTTGGGTTTAATAAAAACGGGGCTAGACGAATATGCAAGAAGATGCCTGGCTCGTCGACGCATCTTTTGGTTCATGCGGTTAGCATCCCAAATAGCTGTCATCGCACGGTTGCGGTCACGAGAAAGTTTCATAGACCTGTCGTTGCCTTCACGCAACGCAGGAAAATATGGTGTTGGCATAGTAGAGGCTATGCGCATACTCATTTGGTCTAAACCCTGTACGAGAAGGTTAGCTACAGAAGATTTAGTGTTCCTATCTAGTTCGTTTAAAGGCACGATAATGTCGCCGTTAGCCAACCTGCGAACATCGCGCATTTGTTGAAGAACGGGTCCTTGTGCGTCTAGACGCTCTTTGTATAGTTCAACTATCTGTTCTGGTGTAATCATTTATTTCTTTTTTGGTGCTGTTTTAGGCTGTTTTGTTAATGGGTTACCTAAAGCCATACCAGCAGCCTGTTTATAGGCATATTGGTAATCTTTTATGTTCGGTTGTCTCCTGCTTGGACTTCCCAACGCAGTACGAGCAGCTCCAATAAGACTAGCGTTCTTTGCGTCAGAAATTGCTTTACCTTTTGATGCAGCAGCGGTTGCATAAACAGAACCCGTGTTTATTGCGGGCTTAGACTTTGATGAACTAGAAGATGAACTGTTAGAGCCGGAACCTTTAGAACCAGAACCTTTACTACCGGCGTTGCTGCCTTTAGAGTCTTTACCTTTTTTGCCCATAGGTTTACCAAGTGCAATAGCAGCAGCACCTTTTAGACTTTTTGCTTTAGCGCGTTGCACAGCAGCCGCACTTTTCTTTTTAGGCATTTTTCCGCCAGGGTTGCTGTTGGAAAACATATTTGCATATCCTGCAAAATCTTCAGGGTTCATTGACATGTTCTATTCCTTTACTTTTTAAATGCTTTGTAGGGGTCCATTTTTGGGCCACGCTTGTTCGTAGGGACTTTGTTCGAAGCATAATAATCTTTAGAACCTTCCCAGCGGAGAGTGGCAATGCGACGGGCAGCAGCTTGGGCTTGGGCGGATGTTCCAGCAATAACTTTGCCGTTAGGCATTTTGATTTGGCCTTCACTGACAACATCTTGGAAAGAAGCAATAAACGCTTTCTTGCCGGATTGCATGTCAACACGTTTTGTGCTTGAATATTTTTTTGCAAGAGCATCATCAAGGTCACTACCTACAGACACTTTTCTTCCAGTCCCAACATTTACAACGTATCCAGTTGGGGTGGGAGGTGATTTCTTTTTAGCGGCAGCCATGATACTCCTGAAAGATTAGGTGACATAACAATAACATAACTATCTGTCCAACATCCAAGAAGGTCGCCACTGGCGGGGAGGAGCCTTCGCTTTAGTTAGGTTCGGCAGATTCAACACAGCCATCCACAAACTCATCACAATGTCCGTGCCGTTCTTCTTGTCACGAGTCCACTTACACAACTCATCCACCGCAGCCATCGTTTTCCAGTTGCCACGCATCGACGGGAACCTTAAAGCACCCGTACGGATGATTGCCGGTAACAAAGCTTCCACACCCAGGTTCTCGTCAAGCTTGTTTCGGCTAGTCGTGTGCGGAACAATATTCACCATCTGACGTGACTGCCATTTGCGAACAAAATCGTGTGCCAACAAGAACCTTTGGGCAGCGTTAATCTCCACAACCCAATGCGATATTGGGTAACCCAAAGCCATCGAGCGGTTCTGCCACTCCTCCATCATCCCTGAATACTCACC